TATTACTAACGCAACAGCAGTTGGTTATATTACTAGCGAAGGTGAGTTTAAGTCAGTTGCATTGAATAACGGACAACGTGACACATTAGCTAGCGTTAAAGTTAACCCAATTACATTCATTACAGGAACAGGCTTAGTTAACTATGGTCAATATACTCGTGCTAAGAACGCAAGTGCATTAGATCGTATTAACGTAGCACGTTTAGTAGTTTACTTGCGTCGTCAGTTTGCACAGTTGGCAAAACCATATGTGTTTGAACCAAACGATAAAATCACACGTGATGAAATTAAAGGTGCGGCAGAAAGCCTATTGTTAGAATTAGTAGGACAACGTGCCCTATACGACTACCTAGTAGTGTGCGATACAAGTAATAACACACCAGCTAGAATTGATCGTAACGAGCTATACTTAGACGTTGCTATCGAACCAGTAAAAGCAGTGGAATTCATTTACATTCCATTACGCTTGAAAAATACTGGCGAGATCAAAGGTCTAGGTTAATATAAACGGAGCATAAAATATGTCAATCGCATCATTAAGTAGATTCACAGTACCGTTAGCTTCAGGACAATCAGCAGCCTCACAAGGTATGTTGATGCCTAAGCTAAAGTATCGCTTTAGAGTTTCATTTGAAAACTTTGGCGTATCAGCAGGTACTACAGAACTAACAAAACAAGTAACTGAGGCAGCTCGTCCAAGCGTCGATTTTGCCGATCAAAAGTTAGAAGTTTACAACTCAACAATTCACTATGCTGGTAAACCAACATGGCAAGCATTCAGTGTTAAGTTACGTGATGACGTAACTGGCGCTGTATCTAAGCTAGTTGGCGAACAAATGCAGAAACAATACGACTTCTTTGAACAAAGTTCAGCGGCTTCAGGCGGTGACTATAAGTTCACAATGCGTATTGAAATGTTAGACGGTGGTAACGGCGCAACAACTCCAACAGTTTTAGAAACTTGGGAGTGCTATGGTTGCTACGTACAGAAAGTTAACTACAATGCTCTTGCTTACAGCGGTAATGAAGCAATGACTATTGATTTAAGTATTCAGCCAGATAACTGTGTACAAGTTGGCGCAAGCGCAGGATTTGGAACACCTAACTTCAAGCAAACCCGTAGCACAAACGCTACTGGTGGCGGTGGTCAAATAGGTTAATAAACAAGCCCACGCAAGTGGGCTTTTTTATGGCTATACATAAACTACCCAGTTTACTAATCATATAAATATTAGTATGGCACTAACACCTACAAACTATCTTAGAAATACTAGTGAAATAGTACAGCGAACATCGCAGACTGCGAATCGCTTGTTTGCTGACGATAAATTTCGTCTAGCACCTAAACACAAATTTTTATACCACGTAGCTTTTAGTATTAATCAAGCCGCATTACAAAGCATTGATCTAGTTCAGCGCCATCGTAATGAAATTAATATGTTGGTTAAATCATGTGATTTGCCTAACTTTACACTAAATGTAGAAACATTAAATCAGTATAACAGAAAGAAAAATGTTATGACTGGCAGTAAGTATAATCCAATCAACATGACATTTCATGATGATAATATGGGATTAATTAATCAGATGTGGCAAAACTACTATAGTTATTATTATGCTGATCCAACATCGGCACAGGATGCTGGCGCATATAATAGGACTGCAACCAAAGGTGCTAACTATATCAACAACAATTATGGTTTAGATAATGGAGCAACATTGCCTTTCTTTGATAAGATTACTATCTATCAAATGGCACGACATGAGTATGTTAGTTACACACTTATAAATCCAGTTATTACTGCTTGGAACCATAATAAATTAGATTACGCTCAAAGTGGGGTACATGATAACAATGCTACATTTGCATATGAAGCAGTTGCATATGGTTCAGGAACTGTTGACTCTGGTGACCCAGAAGGATTTGCATTAGAGCATTATGACTTTACACCAAGTCCGTTGACTGGCAAAGAAGGTGATACTGCTAGTCCTAGTTTTGCAAAAGGAACAGTGACTAACAATGCTCAACAATATCTTGATAATTTAACACAAACAGTTAACGGTTATCAAAATACACAACAGTTAAATGCTGGCGGTAATGTGGGTTTATTATCTAACATTGGTGGGACAGCAAACCAGGGCGTTAGCGGATTGCAGGGAATTTCATTCCCAGTAGCAGCCTCAAAAACTAATACTGTTGTTGCAAAACAAATTAAATTCTAATAAGGTATATTATGGCAATTAACTTACCACCAGCTACGTCTAATGACAGCGCAGATTCAGTCAAATCTTTTTTCAATACATTTTTTACAGAACAAGTTAGTTTTCCAGTAGATCAAATTGATGCCACTGTTGCTTTCTTTTTAAAGAACGGGTTTGATGTAGAAAGTGCAAGAAGCACTAGTATTGTATTATTAAATCAAGCACGTACCGACAATGTAAATGTATTCCAATTAATTGATACATTAAAAACTCTTAACACAATACAGTTAAGTCAAGTAGTCGCACAAATTTTAAATTCAAATAGAAATAACGCTAGCCTATTAGGTTATAGAATTGCAAATTTAGCCGACAACTATGAAACAAGAAATATTCTAGTTTAACATGTCCTCAAAATTTGCACGTGGCAAGTTTACAATGACTAGGCCAGAAAAATATGTTGGTAATAAAATGCCCGTGTACAGATCAAGTTGGGAATGGAGTTTTATGCGATTTTGTGACACTAATGAAAGTGTCCAAAAATGGGCAAGTGAAGCAGTAAATATCCCCTATCGAGATCCGCTAACTGGCCGCAACACTATATATGTACCTGACTTCTTTATACAATATGTAGATAAGGTGGGAAAGGTACATATTGAGTTAATTGAAATTAAACCAGCTAGTCAAGCCATCTTAGAACGTGTGGGCAAGAACAAATATAATCAAGCGCAGTTTGTCAAGAATCAAGCCAAATGGGCAAGTGCTACCCTTTGGTGTAAACAGCAAGGTATTAAGTTTCGCATAGTAAGCGAAAATGATTTATTTCACCAAGGCGGAGCATAAGTAGTATTATGACTAAGAAACTTGAAGAACTTTTAAACTTACCTGCTAGTAAAGATATTATCAAAGCAGAAGAAAAAAAGAAGCAAAAAGAGCTATCTAAACCTGAGCCGTTTTTACGCGACATGGCTGAATTTGATAAAATTGCAGCCGCATTGCCACAGGTTAAAGGGTTAGGGGATATTGCTGACGGTGAGCTAGATGCACTAGCCCAAAAAGCTCAAGATGCTTATGATGATATTATGGACCTAGGTATGAACGTTGAAGCACGTTATAGCGCACGACTATTTGAAGTTGCTGCCGGTATGCTAGGACATGCTATTGACGCTAAGTCAGCAAAACTAGACAAAAAATTAAAAATGATTGAGTTACAGCTTAAGAAAGCTAAACTTGATCAAGACGCAAACGGTACAGAAGACCAAGGAATTAACTTAAACGGCGACGGGTTTATTGTTAGTGATCGTAACAGTTTGCTAGAAAAATTAAAGAATTTGAAATAAATATAGTATCAGGACTATAACATGAAATCATACAAAGAATATCTAATTGAGAGCAAAAGCACTTACGATTTTAAAGTAAAAATCGCCGGTGATTGCCCTAAAGATTGCACAATGCTAATTAAACGTGGACTATCAAAGTTTCAAGTTGAAGCTTGCAGTTCAGGAAAAAGTACTCCAATCCAGGAAACTCAAGCAGATTTTCCAAGCCTTAAAAATGTCGGTGTAACAACATTTGATGTGTCAACAGCATATCCAGCAACCAGCGCAGAAATTGCGGCATTGATTGCAGAGCATACTAGTCTTAGTGTAGGAAGTATTAAAGTACGCAATGAAAAAGAATTAGCAGAAGAAGAATTAAATCATGCTAACGATGAAGCAAGCGGAGAATCTTTACTAGAGAAACCAGAGCTTGAAGCTGAAGACGGCCAAAGTCTTGTTGGTGACAAACATACTATGAGCATGTTAAAAGAATTAACTAAAGCTAAGAAAGAATTAACACAGTATAAAGGTGTTAATGAAAAAATCTTAGCAAAGAAAGCTCCTAGTGAAAAAGCTGACAAACAAAAAGTAACAACTAACAATACAAGTCCTGTAGGCAGCAGGAAGGTAACATTACCAACAGCAAAAACTGCCAGAGGACAATAATATGAATTTTCAAGACTTATTAGCAAAAATGAAACATCTTGATGAAGCTCCAGCAATTGAGCCAAAAGATGAACTTCAAGGCGGTGCAGGTGCATCTGATGAATGTGAGCCTACTAGTACTCCAGCCGATGCATTATTTGGCGAGCGCAGTATGGAAGAGTGTGGCATGCCAGGCATGGATAACATGCCCCATGGTATGATGGGCGCACCTAAGCAATCCGATAACGTTAGTATGAACGTTAGCCTAAACGGTCAAGGCGCTGGCGGTGTTCGCGATTTAATGAACATTTTACATAATATTGAACAAGGTACTGGCCATGCACACAGCGAACCCGATCATGGTGCTGAAGATGATATTCTTGTTGGTATTGGTGAAGAGCAAGATGACGGCGGATTCCAAGATGCTACAACTGAGCCTGATCCAGAAACTCAAGACGTTGATGCGGTAACTCGTACCGGAAATGATATTCACAGCCAAGGTGGAGAAGCTGAAAAAGTTAACGGCGGTGGTAATCCACTAGGCGTAAGCGAGGCGTTACTTGCTAGATTATCTAGCATGTACACTGAAATTAAAGAAAGTCGCTAAAGATTGTTCGTTGCAGTTGGGTAGATTAAGTACCCCAAAACCACCCTTCGGGGTGGTTTTTTTATGTAAATAAAGTTATGGCAAAAAGTTTAGATGGCGTCTTAACCAAAAAAGCGCATACAAAAGAAAAGTTTAGTGAAGCACAAGTCAATGACTTGTTAATGTGTGCTGACCCCAAAGAAGGGTACATGTATTTTGTTAAAAACTTTTTTCATATCCAACATCCTACTCGAGGCAAAGTTAAATTTGAACCATTCGAGTATCAAGAAAAATTATTACACAGTTATCATGATTTCCGTTTTAATGTAAACATGATGCCGCGTCAAAGTGGTAAGACAACATGTGCCGCAGGTTATTTGTTATGGTATGCAATGTTTCATCCAGATCAAACTATTCTAGTAGCCGCACACAAATACACAGGCGCTCAAGAAATTATGCAACGTATCCGCTACGGATATGAATTGTGCCCTGACTATATCAGAGCCGGCGTTACAAACTATAACAAAGGTTCAATGGAGTTTGAAAATG